CTGAGTTCATCGAAGTCACCAAGTACGCAGCTCCAGGTAACTTCATGCTCGGTGAAATCGGCCGCTTGTACGACACAGTATTCATTGAGACCACACAGGTTCTCAAGGTTGCTGGTGGCGCTGGCGCTAACTACACCACTGATACAGCTGTTGCTAACCCAACAGTAACTCCTGGTGGAGGCTACACCACTCCTGCTACCTACACAGGTAACGGAGCTTCAGACCGATACTCAGCTATCTTCATTGGAGATAACGCATTCGGTCACGCAATCTCACTCCCAGTCGAGCTCCGCGATGGCGGTATCTTGGACTTCGGTCGTGAGCACGCACTTGCTTGGTACTCAATCTTCGGTCTTGGTCTTATTACTGACCAGGCTGTTGTTATTGCAGAAACCAACTAAGTAAAGCTTAAAGGGGGGCGCGAAAGCGCCCCCTTATTTACCCCGAGACATTAAATTGGAGAAAAATACAATGGCAGCAAAAGCAAAGCCCTCCGACGTTACTGGCCGTGTGCGTGAAGCAATGGTCGAAGCTAACCTCGAAGAGATGCAAGGACGTGCAAGCTCTATGTCTATGGCAACAGCCGAGGCACAGATTAAGCTAGAAACAGAAGTTGTTGACGCGACTGTTCCAGACCGTCAGACAGTTATCGTAGATGAACCAACTGTATTGAGTAATGACGCAGATGTCGTTATTCGTGTAGTTGAGGATATCGAGAATATGACCCTTGGCTCGGGTAATAACTACAACTTTAAAAAGGGCCAAAAGTATAAGGTTACTAAGCACGTTGCTCAGCACCTTCAAGAAAAAGGTTACCTAGCAAACGTTATCTAAAACGTTATGCAGTTGGAGTGGGCGCCTTTCGGGGCGCCTTCTTCGTATGTAGAGATTTTTTTGAGATTTAGCGTCATCATTGGATATACCGTTGTAAGGGAGTTTCCGTGGCAAATTTGGCTGATTTGACCTCACGCGTACGGTTAGAGCTAGGCGACCAGCCACGTCAATTCACCCTTACTTTTACTGGGGATGGAGCCACCTCAGATTACCCTCTGGCTATCCACCCTATCGATGTGTACACACTTACCGTCAATGTAAACGGTAGCCCTGTCGCCATTACTACTGGGTATACAGTAGAACCAGATGTAGGCGTTATTCACTTTGTCCATACTCCGCCTGCTAACGCCGCAATTCTTATTACAGGTAACGTCTTCCGTTACTTTACAGATGATGATATTTGCCGCTTTGTTCAGACTGCGGTTACTCAGCATACCTACCAGCGCACTAACGGATTAGGTAGCCAGATGACAGTAAAGCTTCTTCCTCCTGTTGAGGAATACCCACTAGCTATCTTGGCAACTATCGAAGCTCTTTGGGCACTTGCTACAGATGCCTCTTTTGATATTGACATCTCTGCACCAGATGGCGTGACAATTCCGCGCTCTGAGCGCTACCGCCAATTAACCGAAACAATTCAAAACCGTTGGGACCAGTACCACCAACTCTGTGCTCAGCTTAATATTGGTCTATGGCGTACAGAGATGGGAACGCTTCGTCGCGTTTCTCGTACGACTAACAAGCTTGTCCCTGTATACATGGCGCAAGAGTTTGACGACTCTCGTAAGCCTGAGCGCGTCTATATTCAAAACGACCTTTTGGGTCGTGAGCCATTTCCTAGCTATGTTGAGATTCAAGATGTTATTTTGTATCAAGGCGACTCATACTCTGAAGAAGTAGACTTCCCCTTTGATATTACTGGCCTTGAGTGGAAGGCGCAGATTCGCACCTACCCAAACGCCCCATCTCTGTACGCTACCTTTACTACAGAGGTTACCTATACTTCTGAGAACTTAAGCAAGCTACGTCTATCTCTTACTACAAGTGACACTCAATATTTGCCTCCACGCGCATTTTGGGACTTGCAAGCCACTGACCCAACGGACTCCTCATATGAATGCACCTATTTGCGTGGACAAGTATTTACTACGCAAGAGGTGACCCTTGACTAGATGTAGATGTGTAGGACTTGTCCACACCTGCGGAATTCAAAACGTTAATGTACAAGGGCCTAATGTTGTAGTTGTTGGACAGGGCGGACCTAAAGGCGCTCAAGGCATTCAGGGTGCACAAGGCGTTCAAGGTGTGCAAGGTATTCAAGGAGCGGGAATACAAGGTGCTCAAGGTGTTGCAGGAAAATCTGTTTCTATCCTTGGAACATACAGTTCATATGCAGCGTTACTTGCAGCTCATCCCACAGGAAACTCTGGTGATGCGTACCTTGTTAACGGAGAACTGTACGTATGGGACGGCTCTTCGTGGCAAAACGTTGGCTCTATTGCAGGCGCCCAAGGTATTCAAGGAAGCCAAGGCCCTGCTGGAATACAGGGCTCTACAGGAACTCAAGGTTCTACAGGAATTCAAGGAGCTAACGGAACACAGGGCTCTCAAGGAATTCAAGGAGCGATAGGTACTCAAGGAGCTACTGGTTCGCAAGGCATACAAGGCGCTGGTGGAATCCAAGGCGCAACAGGAATCCAAGGACCCGCAGGAGCACAGGGAACAACTGGCTCTCAGGGAATCCAAGGTGCTGGTGGCATACAAGGTGCTACTGGTGTTCAAGGCCCCGCAGGTCCACAAGGTACTACGGGTGCACAAGGTATACAGGGCGCCAACGGCGGTGGAGTAACTGAGCAGCAATTAGCAGATGCTATTGCTGGTGTGTCTATTTCATCTACCGATGCTGTCCCTGAAGGTGTAACTAACCTGTACTTTACGCCTAGTCGCGTAAGTTACGAATATACAAAGTACCCCGCAAGTACCACATGGGTCATTGACCATAACTTAGGTTTTAAACCTAACGTTACAGTCGAAGACTCAGATGGTATTATTTACGAAGGAGAAATTTCGTATACCACTTCGGCCTCCCTTACTCTCACCTTCGCTTATCCAATCTCAGGCACAGCTTACTTATCTTAAGGAGATAAAAAGTGGCAAGAAAATTTCTTACCCATATTGATTTAAACAAGCTTGAACTGCAAAATGCAGCCATTCAAAACTTGGCGTCAGCCCCATCAGACCCAGTTACAGGTCAAATCTACTTTGACACTGTTCTTGGCTACCTTCGTACCTACGACGGTACTACCTGGATTAACGCCTCAGAAGGTGCGCAAGGCATCCAAGGTATCCAGGGCGCTAATGGAAACGACGGTGCTCAAGGCGCCGCAGGTAATGACGGTGCTCAAGGCGCCAACGGTAATGATGGTGCACAGGGAACCCAGGGTATCCAAGGTATTGCAGGTAACGATGGCGCCCAGGGTGCTCAAGGTTACAACGCAGGTATTCTTGGCGTTAATACCGACTTCGTTATTGATGGCTCCAGCAACCTTACCCTTAACTACTCTAACGTAGAGTCACAGCTATCTACAGATGGTTTCTTCAAGAGCGGCGATTCAACGGTAAACGTTGGCGGCTCTGGTGACTTCACCGTAACAGCCTCTAACAATATTGTGCTTAATCCTGCTTCAGGAGACCACGCGTATGTAGGTTCAGTATCGTCTGACAACCAAATTGCAACAATCCTTGACATCAACAACGCAATGCTTCAAGGTGTTCAAGGTGCACAGGGTGCAAACGGTAACGATGGTGCACAAGGAACTCAGGGTATTCAGGGCGCAGCTGGTAACGATGGTGCTCAAGGTGCTGCTGGAGAAAACGGTAATGACGGTGCTCAGGGTGCACAAGGTGCACAGGGTGAAAACGCTGGAATCCTTTCTGTTAATGGCCCTCTCTCAGTAGATGTTCATGGCGCTCTTAGCCTTAGCTACGGTGGCGGCCTTGGTCTTTCAGGCAGCGACCTCGTTGCTAATACTGACAATACGCTCACCATCGCAGCTGGAACTGGAAATCAGCTTGGCGTTAGCTACGGCAGTGGTCTTACTACTGATGGCGATGGAAAGCTTATCGTCAATCAAGACACTATCGCATCTAAGAACTATGTAGATGCAGTTGCTCAGGGCCTTAATGTTAAGAGCTCTGTAGCAGCCGCTTCAACTGCTAACGTTAACCTAGCTAACGTTGACCTAGGTTCACCATCGCAAACTCTTGACGGTACTTTTGTAGGCGTCGGCAACCGTGTGCTCATCAAGAACCAGGATACTTCTAGCGAGAACGGCATCTATGTTATTAACTATTCTGAAGGAGTATTTAATCTTACTCGTGCTACAGACGAAGCCACACCTGCAAAGGGTGACTTTGTATTCGTAGAAAACGGAGATACCAACGGTAAGACTGGTTGGATTCTTTCTGACGTAGAACCACTCGCAGGGGTTTATACATGGACACAATTCTCTGCTGCTGGTGAATACACAGCTGGTACTAACATCTCACTTAGCGGAAATACAATCTCCGTTATTGATGCTCCTACCTTCAATAACCCAACACTGACTGTCGGCTCAGCTCCAGTAGAACTACTGAAAGTCGGCTCTTCGGTTCTGGTAAATAGTGACCCAGATGTAACAATTCTTAATGCTGCAACAAGTTCATTAACACTTGCTGCCAGTAACGGATTAGTTGGAAACTCTGTTCATATTGTAGATACTTCTAACTCAGTTGATTACACAGGTAGTATTACTGCTTCAAGTGTTGACGGTACTACTGTTCACTTTACTGTAGACTCAGTTATCAACGCAGGTGTGGCAATGTTGGCCACCGCTTTGACCTACTCCTTCATTACTGTGGGCTCGTTAACAACTGTTTCTTCAACAGAGATTTCATACCTTGATGGTGTGACCTCTAACATCCAGACACAGTTGAATGCTAAGGCTAATTCATCAGATCTAAGTTCTTACCTAACAACATCTGATGCTTCAAGCACATACTTGACTCAATCAAATGCTGCAAGTACATATGCAACTCAGTCTTCACTAAGTTCATATGCTACAACTTCAGACCTAAGTTCATACCTTACAACATCAGATGCTGCAAGTACATACTTGACTTCTTCTGGTCAATATATCCAGTCTACAGATTCTAACTT